GAAGCAGAGTACGTCTTTGTCGGCGAGCGAGTGAAGCCCAAATACAACAACCTTGAGTGGCCTTGGTATGACTATGGTCATTCAAGCTTGTATCTTGCACAGGCTCTGCATGAGGTACCTGTGCGTGAAGAGCTGCTGATGTGGGGTAACGCCATCAACCACGATGGTACAACAAACAAGATTTTGCCAGCTCTCGCTGAAGCAAAACCTGAATTGAAGTTCATTGCAGTTGGCAAGGTTGCGTTGTCATACCTCAGCAAACAAGGCATTGAAGTCTTTGAACACGTGAAGCATCCTGCCTTTGTCAAGAGGTTTGAAGGCGACACATCATACATGAGGGAGATATTGCGTCATGCCATCCACTAATACAGAATGGGTTAGAGCACTTGAACAGTGCATTAAGTACGGTCGTCTTGTTGCGCCACGCGGTAAGCCAATCAAGGAGTTGATGGCTTATCAAACATCGATCTCGATGGAGTGGCCTGTGTTGACGATCAAGGAACGTGATCTTGGCTACCGGTTCATGGCAGCAGAAGCTGCTTGGATCTTGAGTGGCGATAACAGAGTCAAGACCATTGCACCTTATAGCAAGGCCATCAGCAGTTTCAGTGATGACGGTTATTTTTTCCACGGTGCTTACGGGCCCATGATTCGCGATCAATTGCATTCCGTGATTGATGCTTTGAACAGTGATCCTGATACAAGGCAAGCAGTCTTGACCATTTGGCGTCCAAACCCAAGGCCTAGTAAGGACATTCCATGCACAGTCTCGATTCAGTTCTTGATTCGTGATGGTATGCTGCATGTGATTGACACCATGCGCAGCTCAGACTTGTGGCTTGGTTGGCCATATGATGTGTTCAACTTCAGCATGCTAGCTCGCTACGTGATCTGTCATCTGAAGATAGCCCCTGAACTTGGTTTGTTGACTTTACAAGCAGGCAGCATGCACTTGTATGAAGCTCAATGGTCAGCAGCAGAAGAAATTGTTGGCGGCAAAGCAACTCAGCGGCCAATACCGACCATCCCATGGTTTGAGCATGGAGATGATTTAGTTGATTGGTTGTGGGAGCAGGCAAATGGAACTGGAATATTGGAGACCAAGTAGTGACGAGTACTTTTTGGCGATGGCTACGCTCGTTTCCCTTCGTGCAACATGTCGAAGACGCCGTGTCGGTTGCGTGCTCGTGGATAGGCACAAGCATGTTTTGGCTACTGGCTATAACGGTGTTGCTCGCGGCGTTGCCCATTGTATTGATACTGCTTGCCCTGGTGCTGGTCTTCCGTCTGGACGGGGCCTCGATCTATGTGAGGCGATCCACGCGGAACAGAACGCGCTCCTTCAATGTAGGGACGCGAAAGAAATAGAGACAGCTTACGTGACTGCAAGTCCTTGCATCACGTGCATCAAGTTGTTTATGAATACGGGCTGCAAGCGCATAGTGTTCCTAGAGGAATACCCGCACGCCGCTGCTAGAAACCTTTGGAAGGGAGAATGGATACACCATGGAGCAATTACCAATGTTTATGCCGAACTCAGCATGGCGCCCGCCGGAAGAGTTCCCAAACTTAACGACCGCCAGCAGGATCTCTTTGGACTGCGAGACGAGGGATCCTCATCTCATGGAGAGGGGACCAGGCGGAGTGAGGTACGACGGGGAAGTTGTGGGGGTGAGTCTTGCGACTGAAGACGCGTCTTGGTATTTTCCTTTTGGGCATGGCGGCGGAGATAACCTTCCTAAAGCTGCGGTTATTTCTTTTCTTGAAGATGTGCTTGGCAAAGATACGGAGAAGATAGGTGCGAATCTCATCTACGACCTTGAATGGTTACGTGCAGAAGGCATTCAAGTCAATGGTCCCATACGCGACATCCAAATCGCGGAGCCTCTTATTGACGAGAACCAGTCCAGCTACAGCCTCTCGGCGCTTGCTAAAAAGTACCTTGGCGAAGACAAGGATGAAACACTTCTACGCCAAGCCGCCCATGCTGCTGGCGTCGACCCTAAAGGTGGACTTTGGAGATTGCCGGCCAGGTACGTTGGTCCCTATGCCGAAGCAGATGCTGCCCTTCCAATACGTATCTTCGATCTTCAAAAGAAGATCTTGATGCAAGAAGACTTGTGGGACATCTTTGAACTTGAGTCTGACCTTGTGCCAATCATGCTTGACATGCGGTTCAAGGGCGTCCGCGTCGACGTCGATAAAGCTGAGCAGCTAAACGACCAAGGCCTAAAAGACGAAGCCAGATTACTGGGCGAACTAAGAGACCTCGTCGGTTACGTGATCGATCCATGGTCAGGCGATGATCTTGGCAGAGCGTTTAAGAAGCTAGACATTTGGTACCCTGAGACTGCAAAGGGCAATGCATCTTTCACTGGCGACTGGCTTGCTAATCACGATCTTGCTGTGCCAAAGAAGATTGCTGAGTATCGTAAACTAAACAAGATGCGTCGTGACTTTATTGAGGGCATGATCCTCAAGATGGAACACTCAGGTCGCATTCATTGCCAGTTCCACGCGCTGCGCAAAGACGAATCAGGAACTAGGTCTGGTCGTTTCAGTAGCTCCATGCCTAACTTGCAGCAGGTTCCTGCACGCGACGAACATTGGGGTCCATTGATTCGCGGTTTGTTCTTGCCTGACGAAGGTATGCAGTGGGCTAGCTGCGATTACAGTCAGCAAGAACCCAGGATCTTGGTGCACTACGCAGACCTGCTTGGTTTAAAAGGCAGTGAGGAAGCAGTCAAGACTTACAGTGAATCAGCTGATACTGACTTCCATCAAATGGTTGCTGACATGGCTGGCATCAAGCGTAAGCAAGCCAAGACCGTGAACCTTGGTATGTTCTACGGCATGGGCATTTACAAGCTCAGTCAAGAACTTGGTCTCAGTCAAGATGAAGCCAGACCTTTGTTTGAGCAGTACCACGATCGTGTGCCGTTCGTCAGGCAGCTCAGTCAGCGCTGCACTCAGTCAGCTACTCAGAAGGGTTTCATTAAAACCTTGCTTGGTCGCAAGCGGCACTTCGATCTTTGGGAACCTGCTGATAGCCAAAACACTTGGCCTAACAGAGAGAACCCACTGAGTCGAACGCAAGCCGACAAGGTTTGGCAAGGCAGACCGCTGCGTAGGTCAATGACACACAAAGCTTTGAATGCCCTGATTCAGGGTGGTGCTGCTGATATGACTAAGAAAGCGATGGTCGACTTGTACAAGGCAGGCGAAGTCGGTCACATTCAAGTGCACGATGAGATCTGCTTTAGCGTAAAAGATCAGGCTCATGGTGAACGAATCAAAGACATTATGGAGTCCTGTGTTAAAATAGCTGTACCGATCAAGGTCGATCTCGAGATGGGACCGACTTGGGGCGACAGCAAATAAAGGAGAATATATGTGGATTTTTACTAAGGCAGGACTATTAAGTGTTGTGCAAAACCGTGCAGATAAGAACATGTTGCTTGTCCGTGCGCGTCAACCGCACCACATCACCGACAATTTTGAAGGCAGCATACCGCAGTACACGCCAGACGCAGACTACCGGTACCGCATTCACTTGTCTAAAAGTGCGTTTGCAAAACAGTTAACCAAGTTGGTTAGTGAAATTGATTACCCGAACTTCAAGGACGCGGCGAATCCAGAGTTGTCTGGAATCTACCTGCAAATTTGGGGAACAGGTCTTAAACTTGAGGGCATGGAATATGCGCGAGTCTACCCTGTGGACTTTGATTCGGGAGAGGCTTCCCGGACATCTGGTCAGGATTGAAAACTTAGCAGGCATCGGGCAACCTGACGTCAATGGTTGCCATGACGGCGCAGAAGCCTGGGTCGAACTGAAGGTAGTCAAGGGAAACTACATCTACTTTCGGTCGAGCCAGATCGCGTTCTTCAGTCGACGCTGCAAGGAGAAGGGTCGCGTGTTTGTACTAGCTCGAAAAGACGACGACATCATCGTGTTCAAGGCCGAATCAGTCTTGACCGTTGTCGACTTGTTAGAGCCAGTGAAGGACGGTGCTTGCAAAATTAAGTGGGCTCTTATCCCGAACCCGCAAGTGTTTACCAAGCCTTGGCCATGGGAAAAGATCGCGGATATAATCTACAAATCTTAGCTTATTGCCAATACAGTGATATTATCAATAAACAGAAAGGAGAAATGATGACAGTGTACGTGGTTCAGGAACCCCGAGGAATTAACCTGATGCCAGCAGAGAAATACGGCAAGCTGCAGGTCTTGTTGCCACCCGGCAACGTGGCTTACAGCGCAGCGCCCACGGTTTCTCGGTTGAAGCGCGGGTTAGCCCGGTTCACTGATGAAGATTACTTACTGATGGTCGGCGATCCTGCTGCCATCGCAGTAGCTGGTGCCGTAGCCACGATGCTCAACAATGGACGCATGAAAGTCTTGAAGTGGGATCGCCAGGAAATGCGGTACTACGTGGTTGAATTCGATCTAATGAGGAGAAGCGATGACTATTGATGTCACACCAGGCGACGACAGCCTGAAAGTCGTAGCTGAACTTGCCGCTAAGCAGGTGCAGCTTGAGAAAGATATAGAGGATTTAGAAGCGCAGTTGAAAGAGAAGACAGAAGCCTTGTCCCAGGTACAGGAAAAGGATTTGCCTGAAGCCATGACTGAGTGCGGCATCAGCGAGTTCAAGCTTGTCGATGGCAGCAAGATTACTGTCAAGCCTTTCTACCAAGCTAACCCTCCAAAAGAGAAGTACGAAGAAGCGATGCAGTGGCTGCGCGACAATGGTCATGGTGACTTGATCAAGAACGACGTGACTGTAAGCTTTGGCAAAGGTGAAGATGAGCGTGCTGTAGACTTCAAGACTTTCTTGAAAGACCACGGTACTTCATACACCGACAAGACCGGCGTTCATGCTATGACGTTCAAAGCGTTTGTGCGTGAGCAAGTGGAAGCAGGTAGGAACTTGCCCTTCGACCTGTTAGGCGTTTACATCGGGCAGAAAGCAACCATTAAGAAAGGATAACTCAAATGGCCAAGAACGAAGTAGCCGAAAAGAAACAGGGTGGCGCCCTGGCAGTGATTGACTTTGCAGCAGACGCTGGTATGGGCATGGAGAATATGACTAGCCAAGACATGGCTATTCCATTCTTCAACATCTTGCAAAAGTTGTCGCCTCAACTAGACACCTTGCCTAGCGCAAAGGCTGGCATGATCTTCAACACAGTTACTGAGGAAGTCTTTAAAGACATCGTGGTAATTCCTTGCGCGTACAAGCGTGAGTTTGTTGAATGGCGTCCACGTGAACAGGGTGGTGGTTTGGTTGGTCAACATGCAATCACTAGTTCCGTGGTTACAGATGCGAAGAGCATCAACGGCAAATTAACTACTGCAGCAGGCAACATCCTTGTTGAGACTGCTTATCACTTCGTGATTCGCATTGAGCTCGATACGGGGTTGATGGAGCCTGGTTTGATTACCATGTCAAGCACGCAGCTGAAGAAGAACCGTCGTTGGAATAGCTTGATGAACAACTTGAAGGTGCAAGGTCCATCGGGTCCTGTGACACCTGCACGTTTCAGTCATATGTACAAGCTTGCTTCAGTGGCAGAGCAGAATGATAAAGGTGCTTGGTCTGGTTGGACCATCGACATGGTGGGTCCTGTTACAGAACCCGGTATGTACCAAGCAGCCCGTGACTTCGCTCAGCAGGTTATGTCAGGAGCTGTGAAGACCGCAGCACCTGAAGCAGATCAGACTGAAACCCACAACGCGTTTTAACGAAAGGGCCCGGGGTTCGCAGCCCCGGGTTTTTTATTTATGCTCATAGAAAATTTCATGGAGATTTTCGAGGGCTTGCCACGGGCGCATGGAACATATGTCATCAAGGGTAGTCGTCAAGACAACAAGCTGACAGGAAAAGCCACGACTATTCGTGAGCCAGTGACCAAGGAACTGTGGCAACAGCACCTCGAAGGTAAGCAAGGACTTGGCGTTATTCCAATCAACGACGAATCCTTGTGCAAGTTTGGAGCCATCGACATTGACACGTACGATGGCAGCATTGACCTACCCAAGATCAATGCAGCAATACAAGAACTCAAGGTACCGCTTTTCCCTTGCGCCAGTAAGTCAGGTGGCATTCACCTTTACTTGTTCACAAGCGAGTGGGTAGAAGCTAGCTTGATTCAGCAGAAACTAAAAGACCTCGCAGCCTACATGGGTTACGGTGGCTGCGAAATTTTTCCGAAGCAAACCAAAATCCTCGCGGATCGTGGGGACATTGGTCAATGGATCAACATGCCTTATTTTGGCGACACACGTTGGTGCCAAGGTATGAAGCCAGAAGCCTTCATTGAAAAGGTTATGGCCAACCGCTTTACTGCTAAGCAACTAGAAGACCTAGTCATCACTGTCAAGTCTGACTTTGAAGACGGTCCACCTTGCCTGCAGCATCTTGCAACAAAAGGTTTTCCACAGGGGACTCGCAACAATGGACTATTTAACATCGCTGTTTACTGCCGTAAAAAGAATCCCGACAATTGGGAAGGGGATCTGGAAGGATTTAACGTTCAGCTTATGGAACCACCTCTATCCTCCTCCGAAGTACAAGGGGTCATTAAATCTGCGAAGAGAAAAGACTATCAATACACTTGTAGTAAGCCTCCTATTGCTCCTTACTGTAATGCTGCTGTGTGCAAGCTTCGTAAGTTTGGTATTGGGGCTAGTAGCGATATGCCTGCTGTTCACAGCCTCACAAAGTTTGATACTAACCCTCCCATTTGGTTCTTGGATATTGACGGTGGTGGTCGGCTGGAATTAGAGACAGACGATCTACACAATCAACGTCGCTTCCAACGCAAGTGCATGGAGCGCTTGAACGTGCTGCCTGCCAAGATGAACGACATTGCATGGACCAAGCTCATCAACCACTTGCTTGAGAACCTGACAGTCATCGAGGCACCACCTGATGCTTCTCCAGTTGGTCAGTTGTTCGAGTACATCGAGCGCTTCTGCACGGGACGAGTGCAAGCCAAGGCTAAGGAAGAGATCTTGCTTGGTAAACCCTGGTCTGACGGTATGAAGCACTATTTCAGGATGGCAGACTTGATGGCGTTCTTAGATCGTCACCACTTCAGGGATTACAAGGTACACCAGGTTACTTCGATCTTGCGTGAGAACGGTGCTGAGCACCACTTCTTCAACATCAAGGGCAAGGGCATTAACTTGTGGGCGGTCAACGAGTTTGAGAAGCATCAAGGCGATTTTGATACTCCAGACGTAGGCGAGAGCGGAGAAATCTTTTGACGTGGACCATCATCTTTGGGCCTCCAGGGACAGGCAAGACTACTGCAGGCATGCGGTTCATTGAAGAGCGTTTGGAGAAGGGGATGAAGCCAGAGCGTATTGGCTACATTGCCTTTACCAAAAAGGCGGCGAATGAAGCACGGAGCAGGGCAGCGGATCGCTTTGGGTTTACCAAAGACGACATGCCTTTCTTCCGGACCATCCATAGTTTAGCCTTTCGCCAGTTAGGTATGAAGCCAACAGCCATGATGCAACGTCCAAATTATAGAGAGCTTGGCGAAAAGCTCGGGATCGAGGTCAGTGGTTACGGCAACACGGAAGACGGTCTGCTGCAAGGCATGCCATTAGGCGACCGCTACTTCTTCCTTGACAACCTAGCCAGGATTACAAGGCAGCCACTGAAGAAGATCTGCGAAGAGTGTGGTGACGACGACATTGACTGGCACGAGCTTGACCGTGTTTCACGGACCTTGATCCAGTACAAGAAGGTTCACGGGTTACAGGACTTCACTGACTTACTTGAAACCTGGCTGCATAGTGGCGTGGTACCAAAGCTCGATGCCGTCTTTGTTGACGAGGCACAGGACTTATCTGCTTTGCAGTGGGACGTCGTAGAAAAACTAACGGAGAATGTACATGACCGATTCATCGCAGGAGACGACGATCAGGCTATCTATCGATGGGCCGGCGCAGACGTCGACAGACTTATTCATTTACCTGGAAAGCGTATTGTCCTCGATCAATCGTACCGTGTACCAAGAGCAGTGCACAAACTTGCGACTCAAGTCATCTCAAGCGTATCGAACCGTGTCACTAAACGGTTCAGACCAAGTGAAGTTGATGGTGGAGTTCACTGGCACTTTACCCCAGAAGAAGTGGACATCAGCAAAGGTACCTGGCTCTTGCTCGCCAGAAACAGCTACCTGACTAAGGAACTAGAAGAGATCTGCTTGAAGTCAGGTTATCCGTTTCAGTCGATGAAGAAGAACCCGCTTGATTCAGACAGTCTCAAGGCGATAATTGCGTGGACAAGACTTTGTCGCGGTGAGTCAGTCAATGGCGACAGTTTAAGATTGGTCTATCGGTTCATGGGCATACGCAAACGAACCGATAAAGAAAGGATATACGTACTGCAAGACACAGGTCTTGAACCAGGGATCTGGCACGAGAAGCTCACTCACATTCCGGCTGCTGAGCGCGAGTTCTACATCGCAGCCAGACGACAAGGTGAGACGCTCATTGGCGAACCCAGGATCAAGATCAACACCATTCACGCCGTCAAAGGCGGTGAAGCCGACAACGTCTTGATGCTGACAGACATGGCGTCAAGGTCGTACAAGTACATGCAGCAGTACCCGGACGATGAAGCTCGGGTGTTTTACGTAGGAATGACTCGGGCTAGGCAGAATCTGCACCTGATCCAGCCGCAAACCAGTCTTTACTACGAGATCGGATGACTAGGATTATCCTAGAGAACGGGAAAAAATATGGACCATACTAACACTTACCCCTTTAAGACACAACCCTACGCTCATCAAGCCAAAGCCTGGGACATGTCAAAGGAAAAAGACGAATTCGCTCTGTTCATGGAGATGGGAACAGGCAAGACAAAGGTAGCAATCGACTCTTTGGCGTACCTCTATGATTCAGGTCGGATCAATTCTGCTCTGATCGTAGCTCCCAAGGGTGTCTACATGAACTGGGTTATCAAGGAAATTCCGACTCACTTGCCTGACCACATCCAGCACAAGATTGCTAGCTGGCACGCCAGTCCAAGGAAGGCGGAACAAGAGGCTCTTGATGAGATCATGAAGCCTAGTGACGACTTGCGGATTCTGGTAATGAACGTTGAAGCCTTCTCCACGGACCGAGGCACTAAGTTCGCGCAGCTCTTCACAGACATCGGTGGCCGCGTGGCCATGATCGTCGACGAGTCAACGACAATCAAGAACCCAGGAGCTCAGCGCACGAAGAACGTGATCAAGGTAGGAACCAGGGCGCACTATCGCCGCATCCTAACCGGTGAGCCAGTGACTCGTAGTCCACTAGACATCTACAGTCAAGCTCAGTTCTTGAACCCGCACTTGCTAGGCTTCAGTAGTTACTACACGTTCCGCAGTCGGTATGCCGTGATGATCGATGCTAAGTCAGGTAACCGCACGTTCAAGAAGATCGTTGGTTTCCAGCGGCTAGATGAGTTGACGAAGCTACTGCAGGCTTTCTCGTATCGAGTTAAAAAGGCCGACTGTCTTGATTTGCCCGCCAAGATCTATCAGTATCGGCATGTCGAGCTTACCAAGGAACAGAAGCAGCTTTACAAACAACTCTCCGATTCGGCCATCGCTCTCTTGCAAGGGAAAGCACTGACAATTGACAATGTGCTCACAGAAATTCTGCGACTTCACCAGATCACTTGTGGCCACTTCAAGTCTGATGATGGCGACCTGATCGAGGTCCCCAACAATCGATTGACGGAACTCATGGACGTGCTCGAAGAGGCTGATGACAAGGTCATTATCTGGGCTACATACCGGGCAGACATCTTGAAGATCACGGAGAAAATCAAAGATGTCTATGGACCAGAGAGCATCGTTAGCTACTATGGAGACACGACAACTGACGAACGGTCTGAGGCAGTCAAACGGTTTCAAGACGATCCTGGTACTCGGTTCTTTGTGGGCAACCCATCAACAGGTGGTTACGGTATTACCCTGACTGCTGCCACGATGGTTGTGTACTACTCGAACAGTTACAACCTGGAACACAGGCTGCAGTCTGAGGATCGTGCTCATCGTATCGGTCAAACCAAGTCAGTGAACTACGTTGACTTGTGCGTGCCGAAGACTATAGACGAGAAGATCATCAAGGCCCTGAGAGCAAAGAAAAACATTGCTGCCCAGGTCCTTGGTGAAGACATCACTTCTTGGCTTAGCTAGTACGACGTTCAAAGTGCGGTACGTCCTTGAACGATTTCCAGAAACCGCCCCAGCTGTTTTTAGGATTCAGGGACTGCCAGTACTCGCCAACCGCTCTGAGTACTTCAACGTCGTAGATAAGCTTGCCGTCTTTAAAGAAGTTCAGGTCAATGGCGCAGCGCTTCAGATGGTTTGAGTTCATCGTCTTGCTGCGTCCTGTTTTGACGTAGATAGCTTGCTGTTCAGGGGTACGGGCAAGTTCACCACCAGTCACCATGAAACCCTGCTCAGTAGCATACTGAATCAACTTGCAAGCGTCCAGGAGGAACGCGGCTTGTTCTTGTGAAAGGCTCATTGTTCTTTCCCCTTAGTCCGTAGCTCCATGACTTTCTCAACGGTACGTCCACCAAAGTACGCGGTCATAACTAGCATTCCCCACTGACCAAGCAACGTGACGTATGCCTCGGCAATTCTGTAGCCGCTTCCGTCTAGCAGCGCAAACATCGTGTAAGCACTCAGCAAATAGACCAAGGTCATTGGGCGGATATTCTTAGACATCCATGAGTCACTGGACATATCTGCTTTCCAGCGATCACTCACGTTGTTTTCTTGATTGGCTTGTGCAGCTAGCAAGGCCTCAAGTTCTTTCTGCTCTAGCTCGGCTTTCCTAATGCCAAGCTCGATAAGTTTTTCCTCGTGGTCGTACTGCATCTGCCGTAGTTTTTCAACGTCGGCAGGAGTAGGGTTGTCTGGAATCTTGACGCCCAGAGTATTCTCAACAACCTCTTTGCCTTTGGCTTGAATGGCACTAGACAAGAGGTTCAAGCCGCTTTCAGCAAGCGTGCCTAACAGCGCACCAACGATTGGAATCATGTGTTTCTCCTATTTGTTGTTCGAGATCCAGATGAAGACCTCAGTCATTACCCAAATACCAAACATGACTGAACCGATAATAGCACCGTAAAACTTCACGTTGTCGTTGAATTCAGCCTTGAGCCGCTTAGCCCGAGCAATTCTTCTAGCTTCAGCTAGTTCTTCTTCCTTCTTGACCTCACGCAAGCGTCTGCGTTCGGCTTGGAAGTCGTCCCACAAACCAGGGATCGGCGTGTGGTATATCAGTAGTTCCTTTAGCTCTTGCTCATACTGTTGCAGCTGCCTGATGCGCATGACGTTGTCAAGGGCCTGCGCGTCCAGGGACTTCTGCTTGATCGGGTTTATGCTTGTCTGCTGAGCACCCCTGATTACTTCTTCCTGGGCAGAGAAGAAGTTGTTGAGTCCAGAACCGATCTCGCCAAGGATACTACTAACGTCCTTGCCAACAGCCTTTGCGTCCTTATACAGGGCTACTGCTGCTTTGACCCCAGCCACCGCAGCCTGAGCTGTAGCATAAGCTGCGGCGACTTCTATCATGTCAATTCATCTTTTGCAACAACAACATCAGGGTGAACAAGGCGCCAAATGCGCCAATGATCAAGGCCCCTGCCGTAGCTACCATGATGCTTTCAATGCGCTTCAACCGCGCATTAGTTGCGGCAAACTGCACTTCTATTTTCTCATAGCGCATCGCACACACTTCTTCGTGCGTGTTTAGCTGTGCCTGAACATCAACCGCAGTAACCATACTATGCTCCGAACAACTCGTCGATTTCAGACATCTTGACGGCCACCATAGCAGCAATGTCATCAAGAACCGCGGGGTCACGCAGACGGTTGGCTTGCAACTCGTCGTCAATCGTGTACTTAGCCCGAATAGTTCTAGGAATGCTAGCCTTGATAGCTGCAACCTTTGGACTGATGGCTTGAGCAATGCCAACGTCAGCATCGGTGCCCAAGGTCCATTGAGCATCTTGCGCAGCATTAAAGCTAGCCAAACACTCATCAGTCATTGAGGCATAGGTGACGTCGTCCTTAGTGCCGTGCCAAACAGGGGCAGTTCCAAACCCAGACTGGGGGTGTGTATACTGACCAACAAACGTATATAGTTTCATCTTCTTCTCCTTATGGGTTCATAACCATGTAACGGCCGTTAAAGCCAGTATCACTTGAGAACTCAGCCTCACCGTTAGAGCTCATCATCAAGACACGGCCGTCAGAGAGAAGCAGCTGCTGGCAGAAACCAGGGGAATACGGGTAAGCCGCTTGTCTGTGGCCAACAATCGTGACATCAGCCAAGGTAGCGTGGCCGTCTTCAGAGGACCAAGGTCCTGGCAGCAAGATTGGGCGAGAGTAAGCAATGGTTGTATTGTCACTGCGGTAACTGCCAAAGTTTACGCCATATCCCGTGTGGAAGACTCGGCCCAAGTTGTCGATTACGTGGAACCCGGTCCCTGCTTCACTGTAAGTGTACGGGATAATCTTGACAATGTTGTCTCTTGGGAAGACACGATCACTGTTAGACACCACACCAGCAATATACGTAAAGTTGCGATTACGAGTCGTGTCGCAAATAACCCCTGGACGAGTAGGCGTACTAGTAGACGTAGTCGTGCCGTCGCCAAATTGACTGTTGCCGTTGTAACCCCAGAACCAAAGTTGCCCGTTTGGCGTTCCAGGAACACCACCGATGGCTGCAACGACTTTCATTTCAGAGACGCCGTTTAGGTGGAACTCACTGAAAGTTTGAGAAGTACCACAACGCACGAAAGCAGACTGGTTAGTCGTGTTGCCGTTACCAAGGTTACCGTTGCTGTTGTAACCCGAACCATACAACTCGCCGTTGTTCTTCATGTAGTACATGGTGCCGTAGTAGTTCCAACCACCTGAGTAGTAAGAACCGACGTGGGTTTCAATGTCGTACACGCTGGTGGCTCCAGAGATCAACTGAGGAGATGTGTAAGCGGTTGTGTTACCGGTACCCAATTGACCTTGAGCGTTCCAACCCCAAGTGTACAGTTGACCAAGGTTGTTGACCGCCATAACGCCGCGAGGACGTGCGTGAATCATACGCACGTTTGGTAGAGCCGAGACTAGTTGAGGAGTAGTCTGAGGTGAGGTTGTGTTACCAATACCGCATTCACCGTTACCGTTATGGCCCCATGACCACAAACGATAGCTGCTGTCAATAGCATAGATGGTTGAGGCATCTGCTTCGCCGCCGTTCAGTTCATTGGCCGTAGTTAAGCCAATGATCTTGCAAGATAGCCCACCAACAGAAGCATCAGGGCCTAAGTAAGGAACCTTGGTCCAAGCGTACACGTCAGTGGTGTGTCCTGCGCCTGCAAGACCCTGGTTGTTGTAACCCATAAAGAACAGGTCGCCATCCTTGGTCAGCGCCATCATGGCGCCAGAACCGTTGCAGTGATGAATCTGCACAAAGTGGTCGCCTGCTCGCATCAAGCCGTATTCGCCACTGAATGCCATCACAGACGTCAGGTTATGGTGGTTATGCGAGTGCGCATACTTACCAACCAAACCGTATTCAACTGTACCGCGAGCAACGTACTCAAACTTATCGTTCAAGAAATTGCTGACCTCATACTTAGTACGACCGCCACGAGAGAACTGACGAGGTCCTAAACGAGGATTAGGCATGCCTGAAGCAATGCGCAAGTTAGTGCCAGCAGGGTCACCGAGCCATGGTTCGTTGCCAGTACCTACTAGATTAGGACCTGCAATCCAAGGACGCGTGTTGTTGACGTAGATACTGTTGCCTTGGAAACCTGACTGTGCTCGCCAAGCAACACCAGTTGCTGTTGCTGTGAGAACTTGGCCGTTAGGTCCAATGCCAAAGCGAATTGGGCTTGTGCCGTCGTGCGTGACGATGTCGCCAAGGGTAGTCAAGATATTGATACCCTGCATCATCAGGTCCCAATACGTAGTATTGGTAGGCAGGTTGCCAGTCGATGCTAGTTTACAAATGTAGACGCTCTCGTTGTACTTGACAACGTCGTCTTTTTCGTAGGCCGTGGCACCTGAGTAGGTATTTCTCCACGTGAACTTAATTTTTCCAAGGTCAAGGGTTGCCATGGTTTCTCCTTACGGTAGTGTGCAGATGAGGTGGCCGTCGTTGTTGACAGAGAAGACATTGCCTGACGCGCCAAGGAAATAGTCCTCATAATCGTTTACGTTAAATGAATCAGCAACTCCAATGACTGACCTATCAAGCAGCAAGGAACCATTAGAAGTTCTGAAACCATAGAAGATCGAGTTGTCTTGTGGCGGTGCGATTGTCTCGTAACCAGACCGGTCAGACTTGATACGAATAAACTTAAGCTCGTCACCAGCAACTAAGGTTGGCAGACCAGCATTACTTACGGCAGTTGATGCTGTGGCTGCAGAAGCTGCTGCACTTGAAGCAGAAGATGCGGCGGCAGAAGCTGCGGCTGTTGCGGCAGCTGCATTACTTTGTGCGTTGGCAATGTCAGTAGTTGTTGGGCCCATGGCAACCTTAGTGCCTGTGGCATCGACAACCAGAGCTTTGTTTGCTTGAAATTCAGCCACGCGAATACCAGTTACAGTACTGGTTTCAACAACCTGCAGTGAACGGTCAAGCTGTTCTTGCAACTGCGTCGCAATGATGGTCAGCTTGTCGAGAGCACCTTCGTGTGTTTCTGCTGGGAATGGGTCGCCTTCAGTGTAGTCCACTTGCTGGACAATCGGCGTACCGCGAAGAATAACGATCTTGAAACCAGCAGCCAGGTTTGAGTTCAGCGTGACAGTGGCGAACTTAGTTGAGGCGTTGATCGTGACTGTGTAGTCGTATGGGTTTGCTCCACCGCGAGTTCTCAGAGTCTGTATGCTTGCAGTGTCAACAGTAAAAACCTTGAGGTCGTCCAAACCTTGGACGGTCGCATTAAAGTAGAAAGTGTTCGTTGAACCAGTGCCAACCTGGACGACACGTTTAATTTCGGTTTGAACTGTCATTGCACTAGACTCCTTAAGCTACCTCCGTATGGGACCTGCTCGCTCGGCGGAACGAAAAATCGCTGATCGTTTTCTTGCATTATACGGCCTTCCATCCGACGAAGATACCCTGGGTTGACCATCTCTTGCAACTCGTACAGAATCAAATAGTCCAGGGCTTGCCTAGTATAAAACAAATTGATGAACGGAGTGTTGTTCGTAACCGTCCTCATTAGGTTAGCACCCACATCTTCGCCTGTTCGAATACGGGTAAAAATCTCAGCTAGGTCATCTACCTGTCCTAAGGTAGGACCTGCCAGGGTTGACAGGAATGAACGTCCATACCTGCTGTATTCGCCAAACAAGAAATCGCCGTAGATACCAAGGCCTCCGCCCTGGCTCATGGCAGCAAACATTAGCTTGGCGTCCTTCTCTGTTTCTCCAGTAAAGGTCCGAGGTTCCTTGCCCTTCAGAATATCTTTAGCTACCATCGAAGCATATCCGAACAGGGTAGTACCAGCTATCAGATGTACTAGTCCCATCATGTCTGGCCTACCGTTAGCAGCTCCATGAACCTCGCGTCCAAGACCCCGGCGAATCATCGTAATCGGGAAGGCCTTAAACTGCATGATCAGGCGCAACGCTTCACCTTCAGCCGTACCTACCTCAGTGCCCTGACTCATAATGGCTCGTTCAGCGGCTCCTGGCATAGGTACCGCGTAATCAGAACGGTCCTGGAAGTAGGTATCTAGGCGAGAGACAAGTTCATCTCTAGCCGTAGCAATATCCCTAGCAGACGGTTTAGCATTGCCCTTGTCCTTCAGATACTGCTTGACGACGCTGTCTTCTAGTTCCTCGATAGCTTCACTGACCATGTACTTGTTACCGTCAGCCGCTTCCTTGACCGCGTACTTGCGATAAATATTCCACTCGACTTCGCCAATGTCGTACTGCTGCATGACGTTAGCTGCCTTGCCAAGCTTGCTGTACTCAAGATCAACCTTGTTCGCCAGGTTGTTACTCATGATCAAAGCAGCACTGGTTCGGTTTGTGTCGTTCCACCAGCTCATTAGGTTGAGTTTGAAGAAGCGCTGCTGCAATTTGGCCATTGCCCCAGGGACCGAGTCTTGCGAACCAAACCTAGCTGTCACGTCACCAATCAGGCCGTCAAAACCAACACCAAGCAGACGGGCAATCTCTTTGCGTTCAAGATCGCCACGACCCTTGAAGATATTCAAGATCGTGTCACTGTACGACTTCAGCAGTGGAACCCCTTGGTAGCGTAGTTCGGCTGCCTGGTTAGGAATGTCAGTCACTGAGGACACGACAGCACCACCTAGCTTAGCCATGTTCTGGATTGAACGGGTAATAGCGCCGATCCTTGCCAAGCTGACGTTAGCAGGAATCCTAGTGGTCCCATCAATCTCCTTCAACTGGTTCATCAGGTTTTTCTTTGACAGCTTGTCGTAGACTTCTGGTTGATCACGATACTTGAGTTTCAACTCAGTCATCATGCGATCAAACATAGCAACAGGGTTTGTACCAAGGCCTTCCATCAAGGCGGTGTTCCTGGCCATGTGGTCAAGGCCATTAGTAATCGCTTCACGCAAGTCCTGGGTACCAAACTGCTCGTTGTAGGCCATGAAAGAATCCGAGTCCTTGAAATGCAGAGTGCGTTCCTGGCTCATCTTTTTGGCTACGTTAGCTGGTCCTTTAAAACCATGCAAGAAGTTGCTCTCGCTGTCTCCCTTGAAGCGCTTGTGCATTCCTGTCGTCAAGCCAAGGTAGGCGCCTTTCAAGAACTCCTCAGGGTCTGCACCCCTAAACGTGGCCTCAATGTCTAGTTTGTCTAAGACGTAATTTTTCCAGTTTTCAAATCCAGCTTGACGGATCCGAGCTTGATCGTGGCTTTGTCTAAAGATATAGCCGGGTCTTGCTTGAATGTAGGCCCCAGCTCGGTTTGCTCGTTCGATGGCGACTGACTGGTACTTGTGGACGACGGCTGCAATCTTTTGCGCCACAGGGTTTTCCGAGATGCCTGGTGTTCCATTGGGTTTAATCTCAAAGAGTTCTCTAGCAATATCATCGTCCATATGGCCATTGCTGAAATGAACCAACAGGTCGTCTTTTTCTAGGTCGTGAATCAAGCGACCCAAGTACTTGTTTGACAGGGCCTTGCCTTGCGCGTCGATGCTAAGCTTAGAACCAACCCTGTTTTTCACTGAGCCAACCATCAAGGCCTGAAGACCTTCGGCAGGATCGACAAACTTACCGACAAAGTTGTAGTTCTGCGCCAACACCTTGGCGTTGATCATAGTATTTCGCTTCTCAATCGCTGCTGCTAAAATGCTGTCGTTAAGTCGTTGCTTCAGGTGGTCTGCAATAGTGGCGTCTAAGTTATCTACATGAAGCATCTTCTGCTTCGACGAGATAAACGTTTCAATTTCAGACAGTAAGTCACCGGCCTGCTGATCCGTGATCTTGCCCTCTCCAGCGGCTTTCTTAATGATGTCTAAGCAATCTTGCATTGCCATCTTACATTCCCTTCTTAATGCAGACCACGGCAGCTTCTGCTGCTTTGTGCATGTCTGTTGCGTTGGCTTGCTTTTGGTCCAAAACTTTAAGCTCAGTCTCAAGAGCGGCCTTCAAAGCATTCCCAAGCTCGGGGTCTAGGTTAACCATCTCGGCTTCAATATTAGCTTGTATTGCCATCAGGTCATCGTCAATTAACTTAAGATCGTTGCCAATAGCTTTCATAGCGTCGGCCACAGAATCGTTAGGCTCATTCAGCATGGGCTCAGCATCTGCTGCATTGCTTGGTTGCTGTTGATAAGCTTTAGCTAACTTTAACTTCTGAGCATCTGACACCTCAAACGGCATGACGGCATTAGGATCAGGCAATACCTCAAGCACGACAGTAGGATCGCCAAAGTCGTGAGTTGGTTTAATGACCTGTTTCACGCGGAACTTTGTGCCACGATCAATCAGCAATTCAACCTCGTCATGGCTGGATATAGCTCCGGCAAATGCCACTTTACTGCCTTCTGGTACAAGAATCTTTGTCATCGGCGCTTTACCTTTATAAGGGCCGTGAAACTTTTTTGCAGTTTCATAAGTAAAGGACGAACTGCTAAATCCGTGCATCGTGATGATGTGACCTTCAGCCGCTTTCAATAGCTCGTATGCCTTCATGCCGTCAAGATTCTGGTCCCACACAAACTGTTTAAGGTTTAGATCGGCCAAAATATTGTTGAACGTGGTATACCTTACATTCCCACGCCAAACGTCGTATTTTTGTGCTGTCAATGGAAGTTTCTTAAAGGCGGAGTCTAGCAATTCAATCTTCTTTTGCATCTCCGGACTAATCGTCTTACCTAGAACTTCTTTTCCCCACAAGGCATTGTTAATCGGAATGTAATCGACGCCAGTATAGTCTTTCAGAACACTTATTTCTGCCGGGGCCAGGGTTTTTGTAATGTCATCGTAAAACTGTTTCAGGAACTTGTTGCCATCAGAGTTGTTAAAAAACTTAATTGTATTTGTTTCCTTTGCAACTTCCTTTGCAACTTCGCTGTACGTGCTCTCAAGATCAATGCGACGCAGAGCTAGTTTTTCCTTAAGTTCTTCACCAAGATTTTTGTCCATGCCATGAAGTATGGCAGTATCAACTAACTTGTTGACCTCGTCTTGGGGGATACGTAAAATGCGAGCAACCGCTTCCTCAGTGTCCTTAAGACTGACTTTACCGAACACATCAGGATTTTTGTCCATGATGCTCTTGTAGTCTGCAATCTTAGTTGTGAACTTGTCGCCCTTAAGTTCACCTTGAGCTCTATACAGCAGTGCACCACCTGGGTCAAGGCGCCAAACAGCTCCCTTGCCTTCAATCATTTGCATGTTGAATTCAGGTGCATTGCCAACGACGTCCCAATTAGCCAAGTAAGCGTCAATGATAAGGTGCTGAGCAAAAGCGCGTTGTTGCTCTTCGGGCAGGGTTTTAAATTCGCTTGGGCTCAGGGTTTTAAAGTTTTTAATCCAGTCACTAGCGACACCAATTACTGCCTCGTTTTCCGTAACAAGGGTAGTTTTAGGCATCGGCACGCCGTACCATGTGTACAGTGTAGCAGCAATCCATTCGTTAAGCGCTAGATCTTTTTCGTAAAACTTGACGTAGTATTGACTGTTGTCGTTCTTGTCAATGAACGTACCACCTTTGTTAGTACCAAGTTGTTTACCTGCACTTTCAAGGTTATTGATGTCAAAGGCCGTGTCGTATCCGGCAAAAGAATTGTAGACGTCGCCACTTGTTTCTAAGTATGTGTCTGGGTCAAACATCGCAGACTCAACCGCTGCTTTGCCCTTGGGGTTTAGATCGTTAAAGACCTCACCAACAGCGTCTTGAGCAAACATAGACTCCATGGCCATTTCAGGACCAAGGACTACGTTGTGTTGGTTTTGCTTAGGATCAAAAACAGCGTTCTTGATCTCCATGACGTGAGTCATGTTGTTCTTAGTGAGGTTGTACGAACCCTTATAGGCAATGTCAAGAGCAGCCTCTTCGCTGATCTTGATCCCGTGGATGGCTAGCAGATCCTTAAGATTTGCAGACACCTTTGACATATCAATCGTGCCTTCAGTTGAAAAAGCTTTTGAGGTCAACAAGCCCATAGGAGCCCGCGGATCTGCTTTAACAGCTAAAACTTGGTTGTCAACTGTTCTGACATAGAAGGCAATGTTGTTCTGCATGCCGTTGACCTTGGCCAACTGCACTGCTTCTCCAAATTCAGGATCATCAAGAGCCCTAGTAATCTGGGTCGTTGTGATCTTGGCGGCCTTAGGCATGGTTGCCTCATCCATCAAGGCCATACTTGTTTCAACGTCTTGGTATGGTTTGTATTCCTTGATTGGACTGCGTTTTTTGCTAGCAAGATCCTCTTCAAATTTTGTCTCAATGCCTTGCAGTGGAGTACCTGCTTCAGTAGAGGTTTCGCCTGCCTTCTTAATTGCTTCGTAAGGATTTATTGAACTCTCATCAGGAGCCATGGCATCAAAGTTTGCAGCATACACCTTGTTTGATGCACCGTGCGCAGCAATCTGTCCTACTTCAACGCTATGTCCATTGGCAGCTTGTTTTACCGCGGTTTCTAAAGCGGCAGCGTGACTTCTACTACGCAGTCCTTTGTAACCGTCGTAAAACTTTCCGCCAACAGCAAACAATCCACCTCCTGCCGCGGTGCCAAAGGCCACGTTAGTCAGGGAGTTCATCATGTCGTAGTCTGCTTTTTCTTGCGTTTTAGCGGCGTAGATAAGAGGTTCAACAGCCAGTGAACCAACAAAGCCGGCCTCGGCACCTCTAGCAAAACGAGAAGCCGTCACTCCTAATTTTGCATATCTAGCTTGACCTATGATAGGAACAAAACCAATAGCAATACCGACTGGATCAAAGATAGCCGTACCCATGGCCAAACCAAAGCCAATAGAGTTATCTACAAAACCTTGTGCGCGTTCAAAAGTACTAGCTAACCGCAGTTCACTTAATTTTCTTTCGTGTTGAATTTTTGCAACTAAACTACTAACTGGTTTGTCCCAAGACAATTGTCCTGGAATTCCAAACTGGGTGTTTGCTTGATCCGGACCAAGAATAGATGGGCGCTCTGTAAGTCCAAACTCCTCAAGCGTGGGACGACTTTTCCAGCCTTGACCGGAACCGCCCCTTGGTGAGTTGTGTCGACGGTTGTAAAGTCTCTTTAGCTCGTCATCTGTATACGTAGTAAGTTCTTCAGCTCTGCGAATCTCTCGCATACGCTTGATGGAGTCAATACCGGTTTCAGTCCAGCCTGATTCAATGGCAGCATCAGCAACCTGGCCGGTTGTTGAGCGCAATTGATCAAAACCAAAAGACTGAAACCACTTAGAAGGTACCAAGGGAGCATGGTTAAAACCAAGCTCTTGTGCTTCTCGTAGTTGCGACTCGGTAATGCCTAGAGCATTTCTAGGCATGTTGACGTCTTTTTTAAGTTTGTCGGCCATGGTTAATTATTTAAACTCTATGCCAAACCAATTGCTTCTCTTTTGCGGCAAAAGATTGACGTTGCCTAATTGTTGCCAAGTTAACTCGTATGGGTTACCCTGAGCGTTGGTAACAGGTTCAACAATCCCGCTTCCAGCATCCATGACCAATTGAAGTCCTGTGTTATTTGCGTTGTTAATCCAAAACGAACGTTTTTCAAGCATTTCAAGATACTCTTTTTGCCTGCGCACAGGATCTTTATTGCCGGGATTCGCACTGCCAGGGGACGTTATGGTGTCTAGTTTTGTAAGTAAATCCTTATCCTGGCGTATGCGTTGTGCATTTGCATGAATTATTTTTGGATTTAGTGCAGTACTACCACCACCTAAGGATTTTGTTTGCACAAAGTAGGTACCACCCTGAAAATCATAGCCTTGGGTAATAAGTTTAAACGCATCTTCTACTTCTCTTTGCACATTGTTTGCGCCACTCACAGCTAATTTTGCAGCTGCAATTCTAATAGCCAGGGCTTGTGCCGAGTTATAGGTTGTTAAGCGATCCGGAATATTTCCTGTCAAAGCTGTTTTGTATTTTTGACCAACATTGAGTGCAACGTTTTCAATAAACGTATAACTTACCCCGCGGTCGCTTAGCTTACCAAGGTTTTGCTTGACAACCTCCTGACTTGTTCCCAAGGCTGCAATAATTGACGGTTCAGCAGCAGTGCCCATTGCGTTGGCAGCCCAAATATATTCGGGAGGCAATGGGTTAGGACCTGTCGTCAATTGACGCCAAGCAATTTGCAAATCACCACGCCTCTCACCATTTTTTCCACCATAACGCTCAATAAAGCTACGCAGACGTTGCCCTAATTGCTCGCCTCTAGTACCAGTTAAATACGACTTTTCAACCTCTACTTCTGTTTTAGTAAGAAGTACGATGTCTTGATTAGGAACACCGTCTCGAAGTTGAGCAGCAATAATGTGGTCGTTGGCCTTACCTCTGTCGCCATTCAGAATGTAGTTGTTTACGACGGAATTACTTTTGTAGTGAGCTGCAGCATCTTGTTGACGTTGCTGAATAATCAAATTTGCCTGTTGTTGAACACCTTGTTGAACAGCTGTTTCATCTGCTGCGCCTTTACCAGAGGGTTTTAAATTTTGAACGGTTTTTATGATGTCTGCCGTAGACATTGAAGCAAAGCTGGCTGTGGTCGCATAAATTTTTTTATTGACGGAAATGTCGCGAAAGGTTTGGCTAGCAATTACGTAAGCCTGTTCTTTGCTTTTTGGATCATTGGGATCCAGCACACTATAAACCTTAGCTTGAATACTCTCAAGAGAGTTAAAACCGGGCGGTGTTGTTCCTGTTAGAGCAGCCGCCACCGCGTCCTTCATTTCTACTTCTAAGTTATATTTAGCTGCGACATTGACAAACTCAGAAGAAGTTTTGCTGCTGTTAAGCAAACGCAAATACTGGTCACCTGTAAAACCATATAGCTTTTCAAGTTTCCATTTGCCATCAGGAGTTGCTCCAAGCTGTTTAAGAGCTGCGTGAGCCGCCTTAGGATCATCAGCAATCATGCGCAAGAAAGCAACTTCGGCAATCTTGTTAAGATTTTCTTTGGCTTTCTGTACAGTGGCTGGACGAGCAATTGCTAAATACTTATCAGCTCCTTCTGGTTTTACGCCAATAGCCGTAAGTCCTTTCATTGACTCAGGAATTTTGTCTTCAGACATATCTCCTAAAACGGTACGCCACATCATCATAGTGCCATCAAGTTGGGTAGGACTATTAGACACGTGAGTAGCGGCTTTTTCAAGACCATCTTGTATGCCAAGTTCAACGGCTTGAATATGAAATTGACTTTGCTGTTGAATAGCTTTTGACAGAGCAACTTCACGAAAACGCAAACTAAACTTTTCAAATTCAGCTGCAAAATATTTATTGCCCTCAGCTATTTTTGCATAATCTTTATGGTGGATCAAATTATCAACAGCGTCTCTAGTTAAATCTACGAGAAGTTGTCCTTCTGATGGAGAAGCGTCATATCTTTGCGTAAGATCTTTATTTCTATACTTGCCAATGTTTCGTTCTTCTTGGTTTGTTAAATTTTCAAAATCCATGGAAAATCGTTCGCCCATTTCAGACGACACTAACGCCATGTCTAGCGACGCTTTTTCTTTCTTTTGTTGCTCATTCCACTTATAGGCAATTGAAGCAGCCTCACGAATATCTTTACCTGTCTCAGCCGTGCCTTGAGAACCAAGAGTAAAAGCAGCTCGCTCTCGAGAATCAAGACCTTGCTGATAGCTAACGGGTAATTGACCGCGTCGTTCGTAGGTAGGAATTTTTGGCATATTAACTAACCTTTCCTGGTGTAACTTTACCCGTCGTTGAAGGTTTTTTACCCCATACACCCATGTCGTAACCCATGTAAGCAGTTTGCGCGCTGCCAGTAAGAATAGTGCCCATAGCAGAGGTTGTACCTTGACGAGCCGCTGTTTCACCTTGGAAGCGGGACATGTTTGCTTCGTTTTGAAAGTTTTCAGCTTGAAGTTCACCACCGTACAGGATAGCCAATTGTTCCATCGTGCCCTGAATGGTTGTATCTTCTTGCAAGTCTAGAAACGTACCGGACTTTCCAATACCGCTCGCGCCCCTTGCAGCATTTTGAGAACCAATAAGTCGGCGAAGCCGTTGAGCTTCGGCTTCTGACTCGTATTTTGCTTTTTCAAGAGCGGTCTGTTTGTTCCGCTCCATGATCTGCGCGTTGTAGTCAGCCGCCTTTTTAGCATCTTGGCCTGCTTGGTATTGACCATAGGCCTGCATCGCCGTGCCGGCGACCATGGCGGTCAAGATCATAGTTTCAACACCCATCAAAGAACCTCACGTATCTGTAATGATCTTTCTGATCGGGACCCCACATACGCAGCGTCGATTCTTTCTGATACCCCAGCCACTCTAACCAGCGAATGGCGTGCAGTAGATCTGATGGTACAGTTGTTTGAAGTCGATGCAGTTTGAGTTCCCTTCCCAAAAATTCCTGGTTTAGCTTGATGTACTTTATACACTGAATCTTGTGTTTCGGAAATAGTGCGGACGGAATCAAATAGGATTCGGCCACGCCTTTCCAAATAGGAATGACCCCAGCAATAGCAATCGGTCTTGCGTCGACTACGGCCGTAAAGGAGATTGAACACTTCTCCAGTGCCAAACCATTGTGGAGTACGGGCCAGAGAGGTTTTATAAAGTCGAGGTGCCATGATTCAAATGGAACTACTATCATCGTTCAGAAACTGTCATTGCGTACATGATCGCCAAGATGGTGCAAGGATGCGGCGTGTCAGACTGCACAAGCAACTCAAATTGACGCTCAGGAGGGTGCTGCACGAGCACGCGTTTGTCACCCGTAAACAAGCGAATTGAACCCATAGGCATAGCCCCTGAACGGAAAGGAATAATTTCCAATGGAGCCCCGTTTGCGCCAAACTTAAGGTTGAAAGTGTCAACCAGGCGATAGGTGACCCGTTCAATACGGCGAATCTTGCCTTGAGAAGGACCTGTTTGTGTTTGAACCTCAGGATCAAGTGTTCTTACACGAGCAACGTAGGGCAGACCTACACTAACCTTTGAGGCAGAACGAGCCAACGTAATGGCCCCTGAGCTAACTACGCGGTCTGGATGAACAGCCCCATCAGCTAGGATCTGTACCGTCTCACCCTCAAGATGATCAAGACCGGACAAACTATTTACTGGGGGACCGTCGTAGCTGATGCCACTGTCGATGAAAAAAGCATCTTCAACAACCATGCCTTTGGCAGTATCAAAAGATTTCTCTAAGTATTCAACGTACTGTACAGTGGCGCCATCAACTGTTCTTTCAACGACGAGGTACAGCACCTCTTCTGATTCGTCGTTCTTAGGAATCACCGCAATACTTTTAACAAGAACGTCAGTACCCCCAATAATGTGTCGATGCCATGCCACAACTTCTTGGTCTGGCTCGTAAGTCAAGCAGCGCAATTCACCGGTTTGCAGCAACGTCCAGACTAAATTGTCAGGGGAACGAGCATAGGCGATTTGTTTGACGTTACCAGTTGTAATGTGCTCAGCAAGCAACGTAAGGTCAACAGAGGCATAGCCGTCAATGTTGATGTCATACGATAACTCACGTACTTTTAGGCGTGAACGGTCAATGTATAGAGTGGTCCTACTGGCGCCCACGGGACGTTCATTGGCCGTACCGTCAGTGGTTTCACGAGAGATGGTTGAGTTTGAGGGTGTCAATGCCTCGTAGTTTCGACCAGCAGACAGAATGAATGGACCATCAGACGTACCAAGCTGCAAACGCTTCTCACCATAAATCCAGCGAATCGCGTTCACCTGGTCAGTAGCAAGAGTAAAACTCAAGCCTGAGTCATCAAGCACTTCAGCCTTTGCATTTGACGGACTAAAGGTTGCAAATTCCCCCGTACGTGTCCCCCAAATGGTTGATGGTTTTGCTGTCGTAGCTGCAAAGAACAATCGTTCTTGGAAGAACGCGACGCACGTCGGCCAACCGAGCGCGTTTGACCAAGAACCAAGTCGCCAGTCTTTAGTAGCGTTGCCAGCGCCAGTTTGACCAAAAGGAAAGTCTGGATCAACAGATACAACAACCGTTGTTGGGTTTGTGTAGGCAGTAATCTTGCCTGCCCCCCAAACAGCGGGTGAACCGTTTTTAAATCGAAACCAGCGTCCAATGTCGGTGACTGCAAAAGCAGAACTACTTGCAGTAATGGTTGCAGAACCTGTCAAGCTTGAAGTGTGAACAGTAATAGCAGTTGTATTAACTTCGTTGTACGGGCCATCTCGTGGTTCATACAGGTTTAGTGCCCAGTTAGTGGGTCCTAAACGATTAAGTGTTCTTGGCTGATAATCCTTATGGACAAGATACAGCACATCAGCAGACTGAGTAAAGTCCAAGTCATCAAGATCGTTTTCTGTGTATGGCGAAATTAACTCATATGGAGCAGTGCCTGCACCATTAAGCAGCACAGCTTCATTGCGGTAGAAGCGCACATACAAGTGACCAAACTCAACAATGTAAGCCTGTTCAGTTGAAAAAATAAATGGGATCAGTTTTGTTTTCTTGTCTGCAAATTTTGTAGGCGCAAGATAACGAGTACCTGATCTCTTAGTAATGCCGCCGTGAGGGAAGATGATAAAGTTCTCGCAACGCTCAACAGAGGTTGCGTATTTTTGCAAGTCAACACGACCATACAGGCGAGGTGAAATCTCACCGCCTGTAAAGTTAGTTTGAATTGGCGTTGTACGAGACATCTATTACCACCTTGGAGGAGTCGTCAAACGAGAATCAGCAATACCAAAACGGCTGTTAAGCCAGTAGTCAGCATCAAGAACCTCTTGTGAGTTTTCTTGTGCGTCAACAAACTTAGCTTCACGCAGTTTTAGTTCATACAGTTGCCACATCTGCTCCATCGTAGTAGATGATTGCAACAATGGATGCGCAAGGTCTGCTGCCAAACGAGCAGCAAGAGCGTCAACCAACAAGGTATCATAGCTTGGCACGTCCGTAAGCAGAGCGATATATTTTATTTTCAACGTTGAACCATCGTAGAGAAGACGACGAGATTCAATTGAGTAACGTCCATTGACATCTTCAAGTGTCAGCAGCCTTAGAAAATCTGCTGGCAAAACAAATTGGTGAGTAAACTCGTAAGCTGGGATTACGTTATCAAGAGGCAAAGAGACACGCCTAACTAAGCAGTTCCAAGGATGGGCGCGAAACACGGCGGCTCTCGAGTCATCATAAAGACGACGAGACGTTGCTGCTGCCTTAGTTGGGTCAGACAACGAGTTAATGGGGTCTACACCCAACAATGTGAGTGATCTATTTACGACTTCAATGTCTGATGCTGCCATGTGTTTCTCCTAACAAAAACGGGAGATCAAGCCTCACGGCCCGATCCCCCGCACTACCGGTGTTCCTCTGACTTAGTCTAGTGTGTACAGGATCTGACCATTCAAAGTGGCTCCGTCTGGGATCGTGCCACCAGTAACTGTTGCGCGCACAGTAAAACCAGTGCGGCTAGACAGTTTGTTGGCATTCACACCATTGATAGAACCGGCAGTAGCAACTGACGTGTTCACCAGGAAGGCGTCGTCGTCAGCAGCAACCGCTGTATTTGAAAGGTTAGTATAACCTGTGTGACCGACTTTAACAACGCGAGACGCGCCAAGAGCCGAGTTGACAATCTTCACACCAATGATGCGAACAGTGCCACCAGGCATTTGGCAAAGAGTCACGGTATCGCCATCAGCGCCGGCACCTGACTGAGTAAAGTCAAATGCACGAACGCGAACGCGGCCATGCTCATCGCACACGTCATTCATCGTCGCAGGAACAGTCTGGGTGTTAGCGTATTGAGTGCTATTTTGATTAGCCATGACTATTCTCCTTATTCAGCGCAGATGATTTCGACGACCTTCTCTTCTTCCATACGGGTTGCGCCGAAGGAAGCAGAGACGTAGACTTGAGTCGAGTTGCGCTTGTCGCGGCGAGGACCAATGTCTGTGACGATGTCTTGACCAACGGCCAAGAGCAAACCAGACTGTGCCCAAACGAGAACGCGACGGTGGTTGGAAGCGTTAGTACGAACCAACTCAGTGCGAACAAACTCAAAGCCCATGAACGTGTTGAGTTCACCTTGTACCAAAGCGCGAACGGTGTTGTAGTCGGCGCTAGAAACTTCGGTGGTTTTCAACAGATCAGTCACTTGTTTTGCAGTTACTGCAATGTAACGGCGCTCAGTAGGATCAACCTCATTCTTGTCAAGGATTTCTTTTGCCTTGCGCAATTTTGCGATTGTCAAACCAGAGTTAGTTGCTGCGCCGGACTCAACATAGTCCACAGCGATTTGCTGCGAGCTAGGGAAAGTCACGGTAGTAGCACCAGTCTTGCCGGTATATACAGTACCAAATGCTGCATCAAAAACGATCTCGTCCATCTTACGACCGAGCGCATATGCTGCGTTTTGGCTGTAAGGTGAGCTAGGATCGATGAGCATACGAATGCGATCAGGACGATCGATCAGGTCAGCCCAATCGAAATCGCGCAGTGAAACGCGACGACGATCATGCGGCACATTGATCAACGGGGTGTCTTGATGGCGGCCTGTTACCTCCTGAGCAGTGGTCGCACCAATGCGGTCGTAGAACTCAAACTCAGCTGCCTGAGTTTCAGCACGTACGAGAGCACGCAGACGCGAGCCTTTCTGCTGGACGAGGTGTTCAACGTTGGCACGGTACTGCTGTACAAATGCCGTCGTAATTTGAATGGACATATGTCCTCCTCATTCAGTTAAAAAGTTAAAAACACGTTTGCCCGCAGAGGCTGCCCAAAATTCGGACCCCCACATACCCTTATGGCTAGGCGACACCCACGGACCCTTTCGGGTTGCCCGTAATTAGATAATACAGCAAAAACCAGAAAAATAAACTAGCCCAACATCCTACCTTTTCCGGGTTTGCCATCTTTATCTCGGACACTAGTCGTTCCCATATTGACTGTGCTAGTGTCGACAAACCGCATATCTTTCTGCACCTTCTTGACGACGTCATCAACGTCATCGTTGATTGGCTTAGCTTTCAACCGCTCAGCAAGAAGTTCGGACATACTCTTCTGAACCTCAGACGGCAGAGACGTAGACTTGACGGCGTCTCGGACAATCTGTTCCTTCTTGACTTCTTGAGAAGGCAGAGTGTTTACGACCATTTGCTGGAGTTCTTCTAAGTCTTTGGAATTTTTGCTGAGCAGTGTTTTCATAGCTGAGTTACCTCGTCTGGATAAGCGAAGCCAAACAGGTCTTGCATCTTCTGCACGGCTTCTTTGTGGCCAGTGGCTCCTGGGGTCATGTATGAGTTCATGAAGTCCTTGTCTCGCTGCATGCGAGCAATCTCTTGACGAGCGGTATCTGGAGTCATAGTCCAGCCGCGTGATTGACCTGGGCTTGCTAGGGCCTCTTGCATTTGTTGTCCAATCTTGGCAAACATCTTGACAAACATGGGATGGTCACCAAGGCCTGTTTGATCAAGCCATGTCATCAGTTCTTGACCGCCGAAGGTTTCAACTGCGCGAACGGCAAGATCAACGCGCTCATCAAAAGCTTTGCCAAACTCGCGTTTGACGTCGTTAACCCACTGCTCACGAGCAGCAGCACCGCCCTGAGTAACGGACTTATGTTGTTCACCGACGTAGGCGAAGTATTCTTTAAAAATACCCTCAGCTTGTTTTTGAGTCAAGCCATTAGAGTGGAAAATCTTTTTAAAGCGGTCGAGGGCTTCGGGTTGAAACTCCAAACCATCAGGCACGACGCCATTAGGTTCTAGTTTGTAGTTACCGTCGCCCGGGCGACCAAGTCGCTCGTAAAACATTTCCCATTCAGATGGATCAGAACCTTCGCCAGGAATAGCGATCTTGTCCTTACCAATCATGCGTTGAGCATGTACATACGATTTTGCAAGACCATTCAGGTCTTTGATGTCTGCCAGAGTGGGATCTGCGCGCAACGTATCATCAAGAGAAGCTCGCCAATCCATTACTGAACCGGCAGAGCTGCCCCCGGTGTCGCCAGCAGAACCAGCGTCCATGGACCCTCCGTTCATATCACTCATTGTTTAACTCCTCAAGTTGCTTCAAAAGTGCCCGTGCGTCTCTTTCCAAAAAACGCAAGATGCTGAGTACCAAGCGGCGCTGACCTTCACGGTGTGCCGTCTCGGTGGGATCACCTGCTACGTAAGTAGTGTCTGCGAGAAAACCTACTTTGCAGAGGTGTTCAAGCACACGCTCACCATCAGGCGTGGAAAAAGTTTTCTTGTAGCTGTCGTGCAGCTCAACGACGTTAGGTCTAGATCGGGGCACCTGGAACTCCTGAAGCACCTGGCTCAACACCTAAAGCAGGCGGAGGTTGCATTGCACCCTCAGGCATTACGGCAGCAGCAGTTGCTGCGTCCTTAGCCATGGCAGCCATTTCACGGTTCTTAGCCAAGTCAAGTTGTTGTTGTGCTTGCTGGCCTTTTTGCTCTCGCATCTGCTGCAGTTGTTCGATTGAAACAAGAGTCTCAAGAGGAGCATCAAGCAACTTAGCAGCCCAACGCACAGTACCATCAGCATCAATGTTGTCGAATACCTCAGGTTTGACGTTGGCCAAGGGAACCAGGGACTCCATCAAGCGAGTGAAGTTAAACAACTGCTGGGTCTTCTGTGCTCGAGCAACGGGAGACACGTAGTCAATGCGAGTGTTGCGACCGCGAATCTGCTGCGGAGCAGGAGGCAACATCTTGCGACGAACCATGATATTGAAGACACGGTCAATCATAGGACCAAGCAACTCAAATTGTAAGCGTCCAACCATGGGGCCCATGAGACGCATACGCTCTTCTTGGCGCTGCAACACCTCAGTGGCCGTCATGGAAGGACCCTCACGCATCTGCATCCAATCAACGTGGAACGTTTTTAGGATATGTGTACGGCGTGAATCAATGAACTCAAGACCAATGTCAGGACGAACACCTTCAACAAGAGGCATCACGCGGTCTTGCGTGCCTGAACGGTAGTAGTTGAGACCACCAGGGATCGTGCGCAATGGCAGCATGAAACCATCGTCAGGAACTAGCAAGGGAGGATCAGTAGCTTTCTGAGCAGCCTTAATCACGGTCTTGCTCATCTCGTTGACCATCTTGATGTCTGGCAAAGCAGTCATGGCAGGTGACCTACCGTAGACTTCACCAGCAGTCTTAGTCCAGCGAGGCACCATGTAGGGGAACTCGTTGAAGCCACTAAGATTCAGCAGCAGCTTTTCTTCTTCAAGGATGTATGCGCTCATGAAGGGCATATCCTTGGCAAGCTTACTGTCTGGATTAAACGTGTCACGAGGTTCAACTGCGTGGATGCAGGTAAACTCCTTGTGAGGATCCTTGTACACGTTCTCAATAAACTTCTCAGGCAGCGTGTCTTTGTACAACTGCAAGAGTTGACGACCAGTGTGCTTGTACTGACGGTACAAGGTATCAACTGAGCCTTCAGCGTTTTCGGCTACGTAGCACTCAGCTAAGTGGTAAGTTCTGAAGTTGATCGGCCTACCTGGTTTGTCTTCAATGTACAAGACGCCAGTGCCATACGAGCCGAGGTCAAGATACAACTCATGTATCATTGAGCCAAAGTTTGAGTTAGGTGAATGGAAGACTTCGCGGAACATCATCTCCACGACGCCTTGCAACCAAGCCCTAACTTCCTCTGACTCCTCTTCACGGGTGCGCTCAAGCAGCAGCGTGAACCAGGTCTCCGAAGGAGCGGTCAAATAGCCATGCAGACCAGAGGCCAGTTGCTCATTAGCAAGCGGAGCCGTCGAGTCGTAGACCTTGTCATACCTAGTTCGGTCACCCTGGCTACGTTGAGCATTGAAGTCGCCGCGTCTGGGATTAACGTAGTCTGTGCAATCTTGCCACAGACTTTCCCATGGGCTGCGAATCTGCTTTAGTTTTCCTAGGCGATCAAGCGTGGTGGTGACAAGCTTCTTTTGGTCTTGTCCCTTGTCCACGATTAACTACCGCCGAGAGGTGAGCGAGTACCGAGCAGTTTCTTCTTCTGCAGTTTTTCCATACCGATCGAAACACCTTGTGCTCCAGTCAGCATCGTGCCTTCACGAGTTTGAGTGCCTTCGCCCTCAACCTTACGCACGTTTTCAACTGCGTCTTGCACCGCTTTGTCAGAAGTCTTAGGAGCTTCTGGAGTCGGAGCAGGAGCCGAAGGCGCGCTAGGCGCAAGTCCCAATGTTTTACCAAGCCATCCACCACACATAACTATCTCCTTTTCTTAAAAAGGTTACCTACAACCTCGTAACCCAGGAGATGGTACAGTTGTGCCGTTCTCTCTGGGGCTACTTGAGTCGACGTGGCCGGAACAATTTCCTTAGCGCCACGTTCAAAAGCCCAATCTTCAAATGCCTGAACTAACTTGATTGCAGCCAAACCACCGCGTTTCGTTGAGTCAACGTACAACGCCAGATCGACTGCCATCAGATCCTTACTGAAATAATACTCTGTTAGCAAGCCCAGGTACATGCCAATTATAGTGCCGTCTTTTTCGGCGACGTACAAAAAATATTCGTCTGGCGTATCAACCATCAGGCTCAAGAGATGAGCCACCTTTTCGGGATCATACTTGCAGACCTGGGCATAGGCCGACTCGTTAAACATCTGTTCGCCTAACCGATTGATGATCGGCACGTCAGCGTGGACTGCGGGTCTAATCATAGGATCCGATACTCCATGTCGGCCATGCGAGGCAACTTCTTAGCACTCATGTCGAGCTGGTCGCGAATACCAACAGCCATGTATCGGAAAGCGTCTGCCGGGTGACTGGTCCAGTCGTGCAGCGGACGATCTCTGAAGACCTTGTTCTTCTCGTCAAAGTCCTTACGGTACTGGCGCAAAGACTCGATTAGGTGGCGGCACTTGACTTCGTCGAACCAGCACTTCGGCAAGGTGGTTCGGACGGCTTCGATACCGTCATCGATCCTAAGGTTTGGTACCACTCGGAACCTGATGCCAAGTTCTCGGGCAACTTCAAGTCGAGACTTACCGCTGCCAAGCTCACGAACTTGTATATCGTGCGGGGCCAAATGTTCTCCATAGACGTACTCTTTCTCCTTGATGATCTTGGCGTAATGCGCGATGCCCTCACCGGAGTTTTCGTAGTAGTCGATGATCCGAATTTCTTGGCCGTGCTTCTGATAAAAAACTATTGCAGTCGAGTCTGAGACTCCGAGGTCCCAAGCTGTATGGACCTCGAGACGCGGTTCGTAGGGAAGGGAGGTTAACCTACCGTCAGCGAGAAGCTTAGCCATGGCTGTGCCATAGTAGCTGCCGACTAGGGGAGCATCAAAACTGCAATAGAACTCTTGTTGGATCATCTCTTCTGGCATGCCGGCGTGTCGTTCTTCTTCGACGGCCTCAGATGAAATAGCCCTAGTGTCATCAACGGTCAGTGTTTGCTGAAACCACTTTTCATTTCGTCTTGCCATGTTGAGCAAGTCGTATCCATGATTTCGACCTCGAGCGGTATAAATAAACAACGCCCATCCGCCATTCTCAGCCAAGATGGGACGAATGTAATCCCATGCTCGGGGATCTTGGAGGGAGTATTCAGAGAAGACGACCCCGACTGGATTTGCTCCAACCAGTCTGTCGACATTGTCTGTACCCACCACCTGATAGATCGAGCCATTCTTCAGCGTTAGCCGCATCTCCGTGTTGTTGACGGCTTCCCACATCTCCTTGGGGAAGTGTTCAATAAACTTGCGGCCGTCGCGAGTCATCCCGTCCCAGGCAATCTTACGACCCTGGTTATAAGTCGGGAACAGATGCCAGTATAAACCAGGCCTGGTCAAAGCAGAAACAGCACACCAGTTGACAGACAACAAGTCTTTGCCAGCTCGTCGGTGCCAAACAGCTACGGCCCGTTTACCGCCGTCCTCCATAAACTTCCACAGGGGAAACTGGTAAGGACGTGGTGCCCAATCAAGTGGTACCGTTATCTCCGCCATCGGAATCCTTTACAACATCGCTAAACCGTACGACGTTAATGTTGAATGAACCGCTGCCCTCGATCTCCATCTCGACAGCCTTGCGCTTTGGAGCCACATACTGAGCCAACTCTTTAAACGCCTGGAACTTCAGTTCTTGGCTAGCCGTCGGGTCGACAGCAAGCATAGCCATCCCTTCAATAGGATCGCAATCAAGGGCCGCTAGCTTCTCTTCGATCTCTTGGGTCCGCTTGTTCTTGGAACCCGCAGGACGGCCGGCTCCTTCTCGTTTACCGCCAATTTGTGCCATAGTCCGTACCTCCTGTTTCAGATAATATAGGAACTTTGAGACATTGTACATAGATCCCCTGAATTTTGCTTGGGATCATACGGTTATTGGCATATTGTATTGATTGGCATTCTCTGCAATTTTCGCACGCTGTGTTGATTTTTTCCCTATACTAACCCCAATATGCACGGATTTTTGCCGATTTAGCTTTGAACGCCCCCGCAGAACCACTGACCTGGCGCGTTTAGGCCCTCGCCCCGCTGCCTGACACCCGGGCCCCAGTCCTGGAACCAGGTCGCAAGCCGGCAAGAAACATGCTTCTATATATAGAGCCATGAATCGAGGACCAAAAAGCCTGCAAAATTAGCGGAAATAAACGGAAAAAGGACCAGGAACCAAGGCAAACGGACAAAGGCGGAAGGTAGAATGGAGAGAAATGGGAGGGAATGAGGAGGAAAAAACCTGATTTTTAATCAGTGGAAGAAAGTAGTGTGGTGGAGGTCAGAAGAGTTCATGGCTCACAACAACTCGGACTCTTATAGAAATGAGAAGATTGGAGGAAATAAGAGCAATAAAAATATTGGGTAAAAAATAAAATCTAATAAAGCAAAACGGGTAAAAATACTAGTGTACAAGTTCGGATTTATGCGGTAAGATTAGATGGTAATTTTATAAAGGAGAAAGTCATGCGATTCTATTTAACTCAAGACCAACTGAACTTGATTCAATCAGATTTCAGACAACAACAACCAGTCACATTAGAAAAATGGATGGATTGGAGTGGTTTAGATATGATCGACAAATTTGTCGAAGACAACAATCAACGAACGATTGATTTCGATGATCATTATCATGTTGAACAATTGAACGAATTGTATGGAGAAATTCGTAGATTTCTGCAATAAGCGGAATTTATCAGAGTGGAAAGTACGATAAAAATATTTTATTGTACTTTTCGGATTTTGTGTGTAAAATAGCAAGTAGAAAGGAGAATTCAGATGAATTGTTACGGACGAGAAATTATGCAAAAGTTTGGATGCGATGAAATTTTTGCACAAGAAGTCTATTTCGAAATGTGTTGTGATGGAATTGATTTTAGTGAATGCGAACAAGAAGAGTTTGACATTTGCGCGAAAGAATGTCGTGATCGAATTTTAGAAAGGAGAAAGTCATGATTCAAATTGATCTCAGTGGACCACAGGGGAACGCGTTTTATCTTATTGGTCTTGGTAAACAAATTGGACGCCAACTCGAGCTCCCGTGGAAGCAAGTAAACGATGTCGTCAACGAGATGATGAGTGGTGATTACCAGAATCTTTTGGACGTTTTTGTTCGTGAATACGGCGAATATGTGGAGTTCACAGGAGAAAATGATGGCGAAGAATTTTGAGAAACATACATTCACGCGCGAACAAGCGATCGAACGGTTGATGGAGACCAATGCTGATTTTTATTGGCAAGATCCCCATCAAGCCGTGGAAAACTACCTTGCCGTGTTGAGGACTGGTTTGAAGGGCTATGACAAGATGACGAACATCGAACTTATCCAGGAATTGGAAGGTTCGACGTTTTATGGTGAAGACGTGGAGATCACGATTAAAAAGGAGATTGGCGATGGTGAAATCATTTGAGGTAGTGAAGGCAGATGATACGGATCATTTGATGGAGTTCAATGGCGGAAGTCTGAAAGGATACGTTCGAACGGATTTCCAGAAACTCTGCGAAACGTTTGGGCCTCCGACTTTTGGTCCGTTTAATTACGAGCACGACAAGGTCACATGCGAGTGGAAGATCATGACAGACGATGGTCTGTTTGTGACGATCTACGACTGGAAGATGGGGGAAACCCCACTTGGCCAGTACGAATGGCACATTGGCGGACACGCGTTCGAGAATGTGGAGTGGGTCAGTCGTGAAACAGGCTGCGACGGTTGGAGGTGGAGGTAACCAAGGGGTCCGTATTGTCTCTATTAGTATAGGGAAAAAATAAAATTTTGTGTGTAAATTATGTCCCCTTGGCCAATCAATACAATAACCCAATAAGTCGTTGCAATTGCATATACTTAGGAGTCCGAAAAGTTATTGACAAAATGCGCCAATATTCTGATCGGACTATGTACGTGGTCCAGGGTTCATGGTACGATGTAATTCCGCGCTTTTGCGGACATAAAGGAGAAAGTATGAAAGTCAGTGAGTTGATTGAAATTTTGCAAGATCATAGGCAAGACGACATTGTCGCTATTGCCAAGGGTCATGCCAGACCGTTTGTGTCTGGCGTTCGTGGAGTCGTGAAGTCCACAACTGGGTCGCCAGTCTTTTTAGTCGAGGACTACGACACCCAGCCTTTGAGTATCGACGTGTGGAGGTTGCTTGATGAGTAATATCGAACAGGCTCGCAGCATCGACGAGCTTAAAAAATATTCCATGCAAGAATTGTCTTCGCTGTATTCGAAGATCGTCAAGGCCCATTGTCCGAAGTTCAGTGACAAGACGGCAGCTGCCAAGCGGATTCTTCCGCTACTAGAGCAAAAACGGGCCGAACAAAAGCCAGCGTTGACCTTTGTTGATCCTCCTAAGGATCTGTCGAAGATCATCAAGGTTCGTGGTCGTCCGTCTGGTCAGTTGGCCAACCGGATCTACCACTTTGACTTTGATGCCTACGACAAGCATCGTCGCGAATTGGCCCCGCAAGCTCGTCAGATCATTGACCAGCTTGAGGTCGATGTCTACATTGAGTCAGATTTGCAGCAAGCCATTAAAGTCAAGACGAAGCAAGATCCTTGGCGCATTTTCCAGTATTATCGCCCGAAGATGATCGGTCTCAAGATCCTTAGGCTTGAAAATGCGTAATCCGTCTGATTTTGAAGCTCTTTTGCTGATGATCGCCGTTCCCGCAGCAGTGGTAATTGTACTAGTACTATTATTCCTGCTCCGGGCGGCAATTTTCGGCCTATAATAGCCATTCCAACCACTAGAAAGGAGAATTTTATGGCTCACTTAATCGAATCCATGGCATACGCCAACGCAGTTCCCTGGCACGGTCTTGGGCAGCAAGTTTCTGACGCTTTGACGCCAGACGAGATGCTCACGGCTGCTGGTCTTGATTGGACCGTCAGTCGACGTTCTATCTTTACCACGCAGACGCCAGGCGACATCAACGCCTCTGAAGGCAGCCTCAAGACTAACGAATGGGGGCTCCTTGTCCGTGATTCTGACAACAAGATCTTAGGTCCTTGCGGCAAGAACTACATTCCGATGCAAAATGCCGAAGTCTTCCGTTTCTTCGACAAGTTTGTCAAGGCAGGTCACATGAAGATGGAGACCGCAGGTTCCTTAGACGGAGGTCGTCAGATCTGGGGCCTTGCAGCCATCAATCAGGGCTTCGAGTTGCCAGGCGGCGACGAAGTTAACGGTTATTTGTTGATCAGCCAACCGCACGTCTGGGGTAAGTCACTGAACATCATGTTCACGCCGATCCGAGTCGTCTGCAACAACACTTTGACCCAAGCTTTGGGGCAAGCTGGCCAACGGTTCACCATGTCGCACATACGCCAGTTTGACCAGGATGTCATCCAGAAGGCCGAAACAGCCTTAGGCCTTGCTACCCATCAACTCGATGCTTTCAAGGTCACCGCGGAGCTCCTGGCAAGAGTGGGGTACCAAGAAAAGCAGGTCACCGAGTACATCGCCAAGCTGTTCAGTCCTGCACTGGCAGAAACAGGCGACGAAATTACGCGAGACATGTTCACAAGGTCTGCGGACGAAGTCTATAATTGCCTTCACACGCAGCCAGGAGCCACTATGTCCGAAGGATCTTGGTGGTCTGCCCTGAATGCGGTTACGTTCTACGTCGATCACAAGGCAGGTCGCAACCGCGATGCTGCTTTGAACTCGGCGTGGTTTGGCCCGCGTGCCGCTCTCAAGCGGAAGGCCTTAGATCTGGCAGTCGAGTACGCGCAAGCTGCCTAATAGGAGAAACCAGGATGGTGACTTACCGCTTCATTCAAGTGCCTGATTCGGCATTGGCAAAGCAGGCGAAGGCCATTCTGGCGATCATTGAGGAAGCTGGCGAGATCGGTAAGACCGAACTCTTGACCGTTGTCAGCCAACGCCTCAAGAGTCGTCAGAAGCCACAACGTCTGCTCAGCTATTATCAGGGCAGCTTGATTAAGACAGGCAGCATCGAAGCAATCCGTTCCGTGGTACGATAGTCACGGAGTCGTTCCGAGGCCGACTTAAAACGCCTCGACCCACCCCTTAGAAAGGAAATAGTATGGCAAATGAAAGAGGAAAAGCAATCGATAAGACGTTCCTGTCTGTCGATAATGCGGAAGAACGCGGTTTCTTGCACCGTGATTACATCGCCCATTGTCTTCGCTGGACGCACGTCGTCAAGTGGCTGCATCAAGGTGGTCGTTACAAGACAGCTCGGATTCTTGACGTAGGTTGTGGCAAAGAGATGCCATTGGCCAAGCTCATGCATTCGTCTCGCCTTGGTCCCCAGTTCTATGCAGCAGCAGACGTCAGCAAGCTTAGCATGCCTGAACAGTTTGCCAAGAGCACTTGGAAACCCAGCCAGCTGCTAGGCGAGTGTGATGCAGCCGTTTTGAAACCAGAGCAATTAGAGCAGGTACCCAACACGATCGTCTGTTTTGAGGTTGCCGAACACATCGAGCCAGAGCATTGTCGTCGCCTGTTGACGAACTTTGGTGCTTTGCTCGAGAATGAAGGCACCTTGTTTATTTCAACCCCTTGCTGGGATCCTGATGTAGGTGCTGCTGCTAACCACGTCAATGAGATGACGTACCTTGCTTTTGGTGCTATGCTTGAAGACATCGGTTGGCGTGTTGAAGGTCATTGGGGCACATTCGCCTCGATGCGCGACTACAAGGACCAATTACCACCCGCACATAAGGAGGTGTTCGATGCAATGCGTGACTACTACGACAGCAACTACTTGGCGACCATCTTTGCGCCGTTGTATCCTCAATACAGTCGCAATTGCTTGTGGCAGCTTAAGTGGAACCCAGGCGGCAGCCGACAATTCCCTGATCTACGTGATGTCGAAGGACGTTGGGGTAGCAGTGAAAAGTGGCGCGAGCTTTTGGCCTAATGTACTGATGGCGGTGACCCTTGTGGTCATCGCTATTTTTTGCTTGAAACTTAGAAAGGAAAAACATGTGGAACGACATCAAAGCATTTCACGAAAAATATGGTCTCGAGTACAACGGCGAGCCAAGGGATCTACCGAAGGATCTGGCAAGCTTCAGAATCGGTTTCATCTTTGAGGAACTCGATGAACTCATCATTGCCGAAAATAAAACCGATCAGCTCGACGCTCTGGTGGACCTCGTCTACGTGGTCATGGGCACTGCTTATCTACAAGGCTTTGACTTCCAAGCCGCGTGGGACCGCGTCCATCAAGCAAACATGGCGAAGATACGTGGCCCATCGAAACGCAGTGAGGGTTATGACGTCATCAAGCCTGAGGGCTGGACGGCACCCGATCTTCGAGATCTAGCAGGAGAAGCGTGATGGCCGACTACATTAAGTTTGTCGGCGATAACCAAAAAGACGCCGAAGAGAAGGCAGCTCAGTACGTCAAGGGTGAGGATCCCATGAGGTCTCCATCAATCTATACGTCTCAGCCCACTGAAAACGGCAAGTGGTTAGTTGTTGTTAAAGTGTGGGGACTTGACTGATGATTTTTATTCTTGAAGGTCCTGATGGTGCAGGCAAAACAACACTAGCTCAGCACATGGCCAAGCAGCTCGATGCAACGTACTTGCATCTGAGTTACCGCTGGCCTGATCACATGTTTGAGTATCACACAGCAGCTATTCGCTGGGCTATTCGCAAGAGCCACAAGAAGCCCGTCATCATCGACAGGTGGTGGCCAAGTGAAGCCTTGTATGCAGCTGAGTATCGTGGTGGCAGCAAGTGGAGTCAAATGGGACGCATGATGGATCGCGTTGCACGCAAGCATGGTGCAGTGTACATCTACTGTTTGCCTGAAGATCTTGTTGACTACGAAAAACGCTTTGACAAGCTGAAGTCTGAGCGTGAAGAGATGTACGACAGCGTGATGGGGGTTGCTGCACGTTACCGGTTCCTTTGGAATGGTGACAAGACGCACATACCAAATGAAAACTATTCTGATCTGTTGATTAGGACAGGCGGTGTCAAGACAAGACGCGACCACGTCTACTACTCAATTGAATCATGGGGAGACAAGCTTGATCTATTTACTGAATACGCCTATGACCGTGCTTTGGAGAGAATACACTCTCAATTGCCTGACTCTATGGACGAACCTAATTTACTTGGACACCTCAAAGAAGCAGAGTACGTCTTTGTCGGCGAGCGAGTGAAGCCCAAGTACAACAACCTTGAGTGGCCTTGGTATGACTATGGTCATTCAAGCTTATATCTTGCACAGGCCCTGCATGAGGT